CTCTGCTAAGGGGCCTGAAATTAAAGCCTCAAGATTTGTTGTCAGCAACCCCCATTGTTCTTTAGCCAGTTTTGTTTGCTCAGCAAGGTCTTGCATCTTTTGGATGCCATCCGGCCCAAGAGCTATATTCAACTCTTCCGTGACTAACGCCGCTATACCAGTCAAATCACCTTGACTTTCAAGCTTTCTTGCTAGTTCTTCCGATTCTTTTGAACTGAACAACGATCGTTCTCTTAAAAAATCGAGTGCCTTACCAACGGAAGTTAAAGACTGAGCTGACTCAATTGTTCTTCCTAAGAACTGATCAACTTGTTGACCGACTGCACTAAACGCAATTTGCGCTCCAAAAGACCCAGCCGCTCCACCGGCTGCACCACCTAAAATTGATCCCGCTCCACCTCCAAACAACAACGGAAAACCTGCACCAAGACCGATTTGCTCTAATCTTTTCATTCCTCCTAGGCGAGCAAGAGGAGAACCTGCAATGTTTGCGCCACCTCGTATTGGACTACGAGGACCACCAGCCCTTGCAGATGCAGTAATTTGAGCAGGAGATCCTATAAGATCTTTTCTTCCACCAATAGGACTTCTTTCTCCTCCTCTTTTAATTGCTTTCTCTAGCTCTTGTCTTTGATGATCATAGTAAGCAGGTGAGCCCACTAAGTTTTTATTTCCTCGTATAGGATTTTTGGCACCACCTTGGCGAGCAAGTTTAGATATTTGTTGACTTAAATCTTTAAAATAAGCAGGTGATCCTATTAAATTTTTATTTCCTTTGACTGGACTTGCAGGGCCACCAGTTGGAAACTTAGGTCCAAAAGGAGTGCTAGAAACTGTTTTACCAGCTAAAAATGCTGGTGACCCTGGAAAGCCTAGTCCTCCTCTAATAGGACTTGTAATTTGTCTGCCAGATGCAGCAATTTGCGCTGGAGAACCCATCATTGCCCGCGTTCCACGGACAGGGCTTGATGGGAAATTTTGCCTTTCTGATCGTAAAATTCTTGCTCTTGATTGATCTATTTCAAGCATCTTACGCAGCAAGCGTATTTCTTTTTCAGCACTAGCAAAACGTTTTGCGCTTTGCTGCTCTGATATTTTTCCTATTTGAGTTCTAAACTTTTGAACGTTAAGACCTTTAGCCTCTAGCTCATTAACTTTATTGACTAATTTTAATTTTCTTTCTTGAACATTTGTACGAGTGTTTATACCTTCAGCCGCCATGCGACCTTTACCTTGCATTGCATTTGCGCCCTGCAAACGCACACGGTTTCTTGCCTGGCTAATTAGCTGTTTATTCAAACGTAACTCTACCTTGTTTAAAGCGTTGCTTCTTGCAATAGCACGTTCTTTCCTTTGAGCAAATCTATCTATTAACTGAACAATTCCTCGCTCTTGTGCTTTTAGTTCTTGCGTGCTAGGTAGCAAACCAGCAATTCCAGACTTCTTGCGTGCACTACCACCTTTTGATTTTCCAAGCTTAGAAATTTTCTTGCCTATGCCATCAAGCTGCGTCTCAATATCCTTACTATTAAGCTTAATATTGACTTCGTACTCAGCAGCCACGACTAACCCGAGAACATTGCTCTCAGGTTAGCGCACCCTGCGATATTGAGCCTGTCGGCGACTACGCTCCATCTCTTTCTGTTCCCGATCTGACTTGACAGTGCAATAAGCGTTCCATCCCAGTAATTCCTCTAACGACATACTGGCTCGAAGCTCAGCCAACGTCATGCCTAGCTTTTCAGCAATGAAAAACTGCAAGAACAGATAATTGTCGTTCTCAATCGTCGCTTTTAATGGCGTCAGGTTCTTCCACCTCATCATTACCCTGCATCTTGCTCATAATGTCTAGGACAATGCTCAGAGGCAGTGAATTCCGAATCTTGGCGCGGTCGCCATCAGCAAAAATTCGGTTGCCAGCCTCATCCTCTGCCTTGCGAAGCACCATTTGAATTGCAAAATCCAAATTGTCCTCAGACGTGGCTATGTTTAGCGCCTTCATTGAATTGGTGATCAAGTCACGATCAGCAATCGTCAAAGGCGTCCAATAAATTTTTAGAACGACTTCCGTACCACTTTTAATTGTGTAGCTGCTGCGCTCTTCAACGCTAAAAGCCTTGCACAGCTTATCGATCGCACGTGTAGTAGCCATAAAACTCAGTTAACTATCACAATATAGCTTATCCAAGGCGAACAGATGCAAATGCTTTGTCTAAATCGCGAAACAAACCTCCATTAAGAGTGTAAACCTTGTACCAGTCAGGGTTTTGCCCTTTAGATGTCAATTTAAATGGTGGCGTTTTATCGGTGCCTGTTTTGTGCTGCTTGTAAGTGACAGTTGCATTGTCAAATTCAGGGCGGCCAACAACTGCACCAGGATTGTTAACGGCAAATCCAGCATAAGCAACTGAGTTCCCAATATAAAGAGGACTATTAACATCAACGACTAAAGCAGGAACCTTAGAGCTAGGACGTGGGCTGCCTTTTTTTGGAGGAATACCAGGACGATTTAGTTCTTTCTTGTGCTCGATAGCCCTAACAGTTCTTTTACTCAATTTCCAACTTCGACCAAATTTTTCTGTCCACCAAGGGCCAGCATGTTGCAAAGAAAAAATAATTTCTGGACCAGCAGCTGCTCGTCCATTTTCAATCAACTCACGAATATCTTTCGTTAAATCAGTGATTGGTTTTGCCATTAGATTGCAGTAAAAGTACAGCTAATTACACTTGCAAAATGACTATTACCTTCCTCCGTAACAGCAGTTGGGCCACTGATCGCTCCAACCCTTGGCTTCACTGAATAAGTGTCTGTATAGTCCGAAGCGTTAACAGAAGTCAGACCATCTATAACTGATTCAGCAATGGCAGCGGCTACAGCACTACCCTTGTTTCTTGGCGTAAAAATTCCACATTGCACTGTTCCAGTGTATTGATCAACTGCCGCTCCATGGGCTTGAATCGTTGACTGTTCAAAGTTAATTGTTACCATTACATACTTTTTTGTTTTACCTGGCGCGGTAAATGGCACGTTGTCGAAAACAACTAAAACCGTGGCATCCGCCGCTGTGACTGCTGTTTTAATTGCAGTTTCAAGCGCAGCCCTGGCGTTTACAAGCGTCATTAGAACACCACCTGAATTATGTAAAGGTACTCTTCTTCACCTCTAAACGTACGAATGTCTTTGATCTTTGCAGTTCTTGTTGACCCAGCAAAAGGCAGCAAAATTTCATCTTGCAAAGTCGCTTGATTGTCGCCAATTTGATCAGGAGTTACCATTACTTTTGCAATGTTTTCCTGATAGCCAGCTTCCTCGTCAGAAACAATAAATTCGATTGGAGCGTTGAATGAAAAACTTGTGTCAGTCGTTGTGACTGCACCTGTCGCCACATCATAATTTGCAGCAGTTTTTCTTACATAAGTAATTGTTGTATCTAATGCCGCACCAAGCTCCGCAATTACTTGCTTGGCAACGTCCTTAAAAAGAGTGTTGAGAGATCCTGGCATGTCAACCTCTTACAACGCGGACTTGATACGACCCACTGCCACCCAGACAGTAAGCCCCGAGATAAGACTGAAGCCAAGGATAAACGTCAAATACGTTGTTAACAGTTCCAGTAGCCTGACTAGAAGTGTTGTACTTGACTTCCATATCCCCGAACTTGACCGCCTCATATATTCCGGTATCTCCGGTGTTTCCCGTGATTGCATCCGTGTCATTAGCCAGAGCGTTGGCTAATTCATAGGTAGCGTATTTGATGTCATCTGGAATCGCTGTGCAAACTAACTCCACACGATCCACGTGGTAATTATTGCGTGGCCAACTTAACGCTTGGCTTGAGTCGCAACGATCACCATAAAAAACCAACGTGTCAATCCAGCGTGTAGCTGAAATCAATGCACGATTTTTTTTGTCATCTTGCTTGTTATCCCACTGAGTGCTGTCTGGAACGGTCTCAAAATAAGCGTCAGCCTCCGCCAACGTCACAAAGCTGTTGGCTGTCGCACTCTTGAGGGTGGCGTTGATCGTGGCAGCCACGGCTTACCTTCCTACTTTTTTCATTGCCATTTTA